TGATGTCGATCTCGGGGATGACGGGCGATGGTGTAGCGCCGAAGTCCGACTCGAACGAGGGGACAGTGACGGTTGAACCGCTGTTGCTGTCGACCGAGAGAGCGCTGCTGATCGAGAATGAAAGCTTGCCTGTTGAAGTTGTTGCCCAGTTTGTTGTTCCGTTTGGTGCCTTGACGACTAACTGGAGGTGTGTTCCATTTAGAGCGTCTGGTGTGAAGTGAGGAGCAACTGATGGGTTGAAGTTTCCGCGCTTGTTGAGGCGGCGGAGGTTAAGACCTCCTGTTCCTCCCTGATATGTCTCACCCCATGCTGTTGCATTGGTCACGCCGCTGAAGAGTGCAAACTGTTCGACCGAGGTGAGGTCTGCAGCGGGCTCAGCAGCCGTGATGGCTGATGTTGGAACATACACAAACAGAAGATCAAGAGCGCCATTGTCGAGAGCTGTCTCAACCTGGCCGTCGAAATCTGCGAATCGAGCATTTGAACCTGTGAAAGCCGAAGCTGTTGCAACAACAGTTCCTGCGGACCACGAAGTTCCCGAAGGACCAACGTATGAACCCGAGTAGACGGTTCCTGCTGTAAGATCAAGAGCGTTGAGTGAACCTGTCACTCTGCTGTATCCGGCACCCACGAGGTCGTACATACCACCTGTTGCAAGCGATCCGCTCTGGACGCCCTTGCCTGATGGGTTGTTGTAGATAGACTGACCACGTGTGTATGTTGAATTGCTGTCACCAGCAATCTGACCAACGTTGCTGCCGTAGGTGTAGTCGAGGTAGAAGATGAGGCCCGAGGGGAGGCTCATCGGCTGGATCGACACGAGCTCGTTAGCAACGAGGCCACCGAACACCCTGCGGACGATCGGAAAGGCGATGTTGCTGAAGCCCTGGATCTGTCCACTGCCAACGATGTTTCCACCGCCAGTAGAAAGGACGTTGCTCTCCTTGAGGACCTGCGCAGCCTGGTTCTCGAGGAGCTGTGCCATGGTCTCACGCTTCTGGCCATCGAGGCCGCGGAGGAGGCCTGTGCGGCTCCACTTCTCTGTGAGACGAGCACGCTCGGCGCCGACATGCTTGTCGCGGATGCCCTGTGCTAACTGTTCTAACGTAAAATTCTTCATTTTTATTTTTCTCCTAAAAAATTGTGGTTTACAAATTATTCAATCACTTGATGCCTGCAAGCTTCGCCCAGCGGTCGGCTTCATAAGACTCGCTGAGGACTGTAGAGGCTGGTCTTGTTGGTGAAGACGATGACCCAACGACTCGGCTCTGAGCGTTCTCTGAAAGAGACGTCCGGGTTGAACCCGCCAAGGTCTTTACTAGGCTCTCATACACCAATTTGACTTCTCTCTCCGTCTTTGCCTCATCGAGGCGCTCGATCACATCGGCCTTCTGGCGCTTTGTGAGCGACTCATTCTGGAGGAGCTTGTTCGTGTACAGCAACTTCATGTTGAACAGATTCGTTTCCGCCAACTTCTTGCGGAGATTTTCGGAATCACCCGCCGACCGTGCTTGGCTGCCATTGAGGCTATCGCCACTGCGCTTGCTGGCTTCAGCAAGCATATTCTGCAAACGAGCAGTGCGTCGCACTGACTCATTAAACTTTGTAGCATAAAACTCGTACTCTTCCTTGAGGGTATGAGCCTGCTTCTTCAACCTAAGAGCTTCGGCATGCAATTTCTTAGCTTGCATCTTATTTGCTTGCTTCATGTGCTTAACTGCATCCTGCTCAGTCTGAACTGCTCTCTTGGAAGCCTGAGATCTTCTTCGGGCTGCACCTTGAGCCTTTGCTTTTGCCTCAAGCTGTATCTTCTTTTCAGCAGCAAGACGACGCTGAAGTGATTCCTTCTGGACTGAAGCAGGTTCTTTTTGACCAGGCGAACGCTTCTGCTTGTCACCCTTTGCAGTCTTGCTGTCCTCGTCGGCGGCCTGATTCATCTCGTCAAGCTCATCGCCCTTATCCATCTCACTAAGATCAACATCGAGGAAGGGATCTCCGAGGTCGTCGTCAGCAAAATCATCAGAAACATCACCGGCACCATGGCCCCACTTCTGAACATCAGCCGACTCAGCAGCTTCACGAATCATCTTCATTCTCTTGATTTCACGACGAAGCATATTTTCGTCAATCTCTACAATAACATTATCTCCAAGGCGCTTAGACTCCATGTGATAAGACTCTTCCATGTCGTCATCTTCTTCATCGCCTGATTCATCTTCTTCGGACGAGTCTTCTTCTGATGATCCTTCGTCGTCAAGATCAAGCTCAACTTCCTCGTCATCGCCTTCTTCGGATTCTTCTCCTGAAGGCTCTTCAAGGTCAAGTTCTTCTTCTCCCTCGTCGGGAGTCATCTCAACACCGACATCTCCAAGTGCATCCTGAAACTCATCGCTATCAGGAAGGCCCGTTAATTTAAGAGTAAGTTCTGATTCATTCAGTGATTTTCTGTTCTTCATCTTCTGCTCCATGAGCTGGTTGAGGTCTTTGTAAATTGCCTCTAACTTAGATTCATATCTATCCTTTAAGTTGTTCTGATCAACAGATTCTTGCAGGAACTGATATAGATTTTCAGCCTCCGAGACCATCTCAGAGAGCTTTTTGTTGTAATTAGGCAAACTTCTAACAAGCTTCTTAGTCGAAGAGGCTGTAAATTTCTGAGCTCTCTCAGAGAGATCATCAACTTTTTCGATGAAAGAGTTGAATGTTGGATCAACATAATCCTCGGGTTCATCAATAAAACTGTGAGACGCATGAGGATTCATGCTCATTTCAAGTTCTCCGGATTCTGACGGTTGAATCTGCAGTGAGCTCAAGTCTAAAGGAACTGATTGATCGTCTTCAGGTTCTTGATAATTCAATTCGTCCTGAGGATCAACCTCGTCAGCTGCACGCATTTCACTCTCGTCGTATATAAGCCCATTTTGAACTGGATTTGATGTTCCGACTTCTTCTTCGTCGTCAATTGACGACTCTCTCATTAGTTCGGCTTCAATTAAATCTTTTATTCTTGGAGCTACAGCTTCAATAAGAGCTTTTTTTGCATTGTCTTCTGCTATCTCTTTTAGCTTTTTTACGTCGGCTAGAGCTTCTTCGTACAGCTGCTTGGTCATTACTTTCCTCTTTGTTCCTTAACTATGCAAAAAATTTGACTTATTCAACAGAGCTCTTGCCCGGTGTTAGATTTTCTCCAAATGACATTGTTCCCAACCTGGGAGAAGTTGTGTCAGGTGAAGTTGTGTTTACTGTCGGATTCTTGGGATCAAAATTCGGCTTCAAGTCTGTCGTCTTCAGAGCCGGATCGGAATCTTTATCTCTGCCTTCTGTTTTTCCAGGCCCAGGCGAAGTAATATCTGGGACGTAAGGATTTGATGGATCTCCAGGATTTTTCCATCCAACAACTGTTGTATCAGGGGCTTCTCCGTAGCCAAATTTGACTCCTCCTGGAAACATATCTGCATCTCCAATGCCTTCATTAAATAACTCAAGAGCAAGTTTTGAAGTATTGACAGCAGCATCGGCATTGTTATCACTGCCGTAGATGTTCGTCGCACCAAACTTAAAAAGCTTATATAGCAGCTTATTTCTGTCGCTCTTGACCGGAATATACTTTGTGTATCTACCACTTCCAGGTGTTCCCATGGTGCGTCTCCTTGCGCAAAAGGGTTATGAACATTAATTATCAGAGACTGCTAATAACACGCCTTCTAGTTTCTACAATTTTGTTGAGCCGACGTCGAAGACGATTCTCTTCAATTTTTAGAGCTTTGACATAATCTATCTTCTTTTCAAGCGACTTGTCTGAACCAAACTCATCAGCATCAAGCTCATCAGCTTCGGACGCCCTGTCTTCAGTCGACTCCATGTCTCCAAACTTTGCAACTTCTTGCATTATAATCTTCTTAAGCATTGAACTAGTCAATTTCATAATAAACTCCGCAGTTATGCAGCTAAATATAAAATCAGAGAATTTTATTTTGATTTATTAGATTATAAAGTTTGGAGTTATAATAATGGGATATTAAAAGAGATTGATAGTTTGGAAAATTATTTAATATCAGTATTAAAAGTCCCACAGAAACAAATTTATATTATTAATCCAGATAATAGTATAAATTGGCATAATTTACAAACACTAATGCTAAATAATTTCAAAATGATTAAAAAACCATA